AAAAGGCGAAGCACCTACTATTGCTGATACAATACTTCCTAATCCTTTTTCTGTTACAGCACCAGTATCAGTTACTTTAGATGACCAATTAATTGAATACTCAGACGGAGTTGTTATTACTGCTTTAGATGTAACGATTGGTGCATCACTAGATAACTTTGTGGACTATTACCAAGTAGAATACAAACTAAGTACAGATACAGATTATATTATATCTGGTCAGGTTACAGGATTGTTTCATAGAATATTAAACGTAAAAGATGGATTTATTTATAACGTAAGAGTTAGAGCATTTAACACATTAGGAGTTTCATCTACTTATACTTCTGCAACAAGAACTATTATTGGTGGAATAGCACCACCTTCTGATGTAACAGATTTTTCATGTAACATTATTGGTGGAGACGCACATTTATCTTGGCAACAAATTACAGACTTAGATTTAGCTTATTATCAAATAAGATATTCAACACAAACAAGTGGTGCTTCTTGGGCTAACTCAGTTTCTTTAGTTGAAAAGGTTGCAAGACCAGCTACTTCAGTTACAGTTCCAGCAAGAGTAGGTTCATATCTTATAAAAGCAGTAGATAAAAATGGTAACTTTTCTTCTAATGAAACAATCATTGAAACAAATGTATTAGCAATAGGAAACTATAATGCTGTTGCTACACAAACTGAATCACCTACATTTACAGGAACTAAATTTCAAACTATTGTATCTGATGGTACATTAAGATTAGACTCATCAGAACTATTTGATAGTGCAACAGGAAACTTTGATTCAGGAACTTCATTCTTTGATTCTGGTGTAACCTCTTATGACTTATATTCTGAAGGAACTTATATATTCTCAACTCCAATAGATATAGGTGCAGTTTATACTTCAAGAGTAACTGCTTCTATTACACAAACATCAGATAACTTAGATGACTTATTTGATTTAAGAACTGGAGATTTTGATGACGCACAATCTAACTTTGATGGTGATACTCCTGCTAATTGTAATGCTCATATTGAGATTGCTTTATCTAATGACAATATAACTTATACTACATTTAGAAACTTTGTAGTTGGCGATTACACAGCAAGATATTATAAATTTAGAGTAACATTAAGATCATTTGATTTAGCATCTACTCCAGTTATTAGTGCTTTGTCAGTAAGTATAGATATGCCAGATAGAATATTTAGTGGAAATGATATTGTTTCAGGAACAGGAACTTATAATGTTGTATTTACTTTACCTTTTTATTCAAATTCTTATGCAGTTGGAATAACAGCACAAGGATTAAACACAGGAGATTTCTTTACAATTTCAAATAAAACTGTTAATGGTTTTGATGTTGCATTTAAAAATAGTGGCAATTCAGGAGTTACTAAAACTTTTGATTATTTAGCTAAAGGATATTAGATAGAATATGGCACAACACGATTATAACATAGCAAATCAGGGTTTTCCTGCATTTAGAACAGATTTAAATAACGCATTATCGGCAATTCAAACAACAAATTCAGGAACATCAAGACCAACTGGTGCTGTCGCTGGTCAGCTTTGGTTAGACACAACAACTGCAACTTCTCCAACTTTAAAATATTATGATGGTGCTGATGATATATCTTTAGCAACTATTGACCATTCAGCTAACACAGTAAACTGGTTAGATTCAACAGTATCAATTACTGGACTATCAACTACTGCAACAGGTACAGTTTTAACACTTTCAGATTCAGCAAATACAACAACAGTAAATTTAATTATAGATAATCAAAAAGAAATTCGTTTTAGAGAAACGACTGCTAATGGAACTAACTATGTAGCATTAAAAGCACCAGCTAGTGTTAGTGCAGATTTAACTTTTACTTTACCTGCAACTGATGGAACTAATGGACAAGTATTAACAACAAATGGTTCTGGTGTATTATCATTCGCAACTCCTGCTTCTGGTATTGCTTGGCAATCTTCAGTTAAGACTTCTGGTTTTACTGCTGTTGCTGGAGAAGGATATTTTTGTAATACAACATCTTCTGCTTTTACAGTAACTTTACCTGCAACACCAACTGCTGGACAACAAGTAGCAGTAGTAGATTACGCAGGAACTTTTGATACCAATGCACTTACTATTTCTCCTAATGGAAATAAAATAGAAGGTGCAACAGACAATTTACAATTATCTGGTGAAAGAGAAGGTGTATTATTAGTTTATATAGATTCAACACAAGGTTGGTTAGCAACATCAGGAATTAATGAAGGAACAGATGCTTTATCACCAACACCTTATTCAGTAGATTTTTTAGTAATTGCTGGTGGAGGAGGTGGTGGTATTAGAGTTGCTGGTGCTGGTGGTGCAGGAGGATATAGAACATCAACTCAATCAGTTACAATAGGAACATCAATTACAGTAACAGTAGGAGATGGAGGATCTGGTGGAACTGCTAGTCAAGGCACTAATGGTTCAGATTCTTCAATTTCAGGAACAGGTTTAACAACAATTACTTCTGCTGGTGGTGGTGGTGGTGGAAGTACATCACCAGGTGGTAATCCTATTGGTTTAAATGGTGGTTCTGGTGGTGGTGGTGCAGATCTCAATCCAGGTGGTCTTGGAAACACACCAAGCACATCACCAAGTCAAGGTAATAATGGTGGTAATGGTACTAATGCTGGACCAAGTTATGGTGCAGGTGGTGGAGGTGGTGCAGGTGCTGTTGGTGTTAATGGAACAAGCACAACAGGTGGAAATGGTGGTGCTGGTACAGCTTCTTCTATAACAGGTTCTTCAGTTACAAGAGCAGGAGGAGGTGGAGGAGGTGCTGAAGGAGGAACTGCTGGTACTGGTTCAAATGGTGGAGGAAATGGAACAAATAACAATACTACTGGTTCTTCAGGAACAGCAAATACTGGTGGAGGTGGAGGTGGTGGTGGTTATTCTTCTGCACCAGGAGGTAGTGGAGGTGCTGGTGGAAAAGGTGTAGTTATATTAAGTGTACCAACTGCTAATTATTCTTCTACTACAACTGGTTCTCCAACAGTTACAACATCTGGTAGTAATACAATAATGCAATTTAACGGAAGTGGGAGTTACACAACATAATGGCATCATTCGCAAAAATAGGATTAAATTCAAAAGTAATAGAAGTTCTTTCAGTAGTGAACGAAGTTTTACATGACAGTAATGGAGTTGAACAAGAATCTATTGGTATAGATTTTTTAACTAAACTTACTGGTTATCCAGTATGGAAGCAAACATCTTATAATACTCATGGTGGAGTTCATGATAATAATGGACCACCTTTTAGAAAAAACCATGCAGGAATAGGTTATACTTATGATGAAGATAGAGATGCTTTTATTCCTAAGAAACCTTTTAACTCTTGGATATTAAATGAAAATACTTGTCTTTGGAACGCACCAGTTGCTTATCCAACAGATAATGAAAAGTACACTTGGAACGAATTGACTTTAGCTTGGGATTTAATATAGTAGTTTAAAAAAGGAAGGAATAATGGAAGCATCAATAAATGGGATATTCCCAACACCAATTTACATTTCAAAATTAGACAAAAAATTAACACCATTAGAATTAAAATTTGTAGATAAAAATAAAAAGAATTTCTATAAAAATGATGGAAACATTACATCAAACAATAACTATATTCTTAATGAAAAACCTTTTGCTAATATTAAAAAGGAATTAGATTTAAAAGTACAAGATTATTTTGATAAAGTTATTTTACCAGCTAACAGTATTACACCTTATATTACTCAATCTTGGCTAAACTATACAGAAACAAATCAATATCATCATAAACACGCACACCCTAATTCGTTAGTATCAGGAGTATTTTATATTAACTGCCACAAAGAACATGATAAGATTAAATTTTTTAATGATAATTATAAAACAATTAAACTAGAAATTAAAGATTGGAATATATGGAACTCAGAATCTTGGTGGTTTCCTGTAAAAACTGGAGATGTAATACTATTTCCATCATCATTAACTCACATGGTAGAAACGAAACAAGGAGACAATACTAGAATAAGTTTAGCTTTTAACGTATTTATAAAAGGAACAGTCGGAAATAACAAAAACTTAACTGAACTTGTATTATGACAGTAAGAAAACTATCTATTGAAGCAACCATAAAAAGATACACTAATGAAAATGGTTTTGCTTGGGGTATTAATACTGTAATGAAATCTTTAGCACCTGACGCAAGTTATGATCTTACTTCTGCTGGTGAGTTTATTATAGACAGATGGGATTCTCCTTTGCCACAACCTACATCACAAGAAATAAGAGATGAATACATTAGACAACAAACTATTGCAGAATGTATAGAATACTTTAATAAGGTTAAATGATTACATTAATAATAGGTTTAATAATTGGAGTGTTTCTTGGTTGGAAATACGAACTAGCAATTAACGATTTCATAGAATCAATTAAAATACATTTAAACATCAAGTAGTCTTGATTTTTGTTGCAACGCAACATATATATCCTAAAACTAAATAGGAGAATAAAATGTTTACATTTAAACTACCGACATACGAAGAACTAAAACAAAACTACGAAACGTATTTAAAAGATGTTCAAAAGTTTTATAAAGACTGGTATTCGGATATACAAAAGACTTTTAACAAATAACTTTATTAAAACACAATAGTTTGATAAACAAACTGCATAATATTAATTGCATTTACAAACTTTGGATTGGTGGGTGTGTCTTGCTAAAGTCTTGCAAATGCTTAAACGACAATGGCAAGAACTCACAACGAAGAATTAATCAGTCTAAAGGGACATATAACAGGAATCCGTAGAGAAATTAAAATACTAGGTACTTCAGTTTATAAGCTGGAGAAAAGATTAGAAAAACTATTCTGGTCTATCTTTATTGCTCTTGGAACTTTAAGTATGGC